TTAAGTTGAGGGTCTAATAATAATCGCCATAATACATAAGCAGAAGTAATCCAAGATTTACCTACACCTCTAAAAGCACAGACAATAATTCTTGATTCACCAGTAGCAATATAATGAGCTATATCATATTGTATCTTTGTAGGTTCAGGAAGGTTAAGTTGTTTCCAACAAAGATATAAAAAATTTCTAAAATCAGTTAATTTGTGGGGTATCTGTTTCATCATTAAATGGTAACTCATTCATAAGAGATTTGAGAGGTGAGTCATCAGTTGGCATAGCATCAACTCCATTATCTCTTAAAAATTGTCTAGCTACATTAAGTTCACTAGCAGTTACTTCTTCATCTCTAACTTTTTCAAGCAACTTCTCAGCTAACTCAGTATGTAGTTCTTTTAATTTATCTTTCATTTTTTCTCCTAAGTAAAATATATCCATAAGAAAAATATAATTATACCAGCAATCATAGCAACTAATGCACCAATAGCTAGTGATTCAATTAATTCTTCTTTATTCTTTTTAGCAAGTTCAATTCTTTCTTTTCTTTTCTTTCGTGCTTCTGCACAAAATTTAACATAGTCTGTATATAAATTTGGTCTACCATATAACATCATAAATTCACGGAGTTCTTCTTCTTGTTTCTTTATTTTTTCTAAAGCCATAAATTCTTCTAAATCAGAAAACTGAGTTCCTTTTAATGAATGATATATACTATTTTTTTTACTTGTTCCTTTTTCTCTAAGTTCTTCTTTAGCTGAAACAAATTTACTTATAGCTTCTCCAGCATCTAATATTTCTCTACCATTCTGAATAGTCTTTTTGATAACTGCAAAGGCACTATTAGCAAGAGCCAATTCTGCAATCATAGTTTAACCTATTCTCATAAATATGGTAACACACAAGGATACTATTGAAACGATACTTGCCATTACCATAGCTTCTAACCTCCATAATCTTTTGTCTAAAGTTGTTAATTTTTCAGACACAGCTTTAGCTCTTTCAGCACATTCTCTTTCGTGTGCAACTAATTCAGCTTGAGTGTCTTTTATTGAAGCCATTTATAACCCCATCTGTTCTCTGATTTATCCCAAACACCTTTCATAGTTTTTGGTATCTTCACAAAAGAATTTCCAAATTTTATTAATGTTTTTGTTACTTGCATTTAAAACACTATCGGTTGGAATGTTGATTGGTTGTTACCACTATAATCACCAGTTTGACCACTATTACCATATCCAGTAGAATACACTCCACCATCATCAGTAATAATTGTGTAACCGTTTTCTGAAGTATCGTGACCAAGAGAACATATATCAACTATTGGTTTTTGAAATAATGCTTTTTGCCAAGTGCTTTGGTTAGTTGTGTTACCAATACCTAAGTTACCTACACCATTATAACCAACTCCAAATACTTCATTGTCAGATGTTAGAGCCATTATAGACTCATAGTTTGAACCACCTGACACAACCATTTTAGTTATATTCGTAGGAGCAGTTGATGATTGTGTAAATGTAGTTCTGTTATTTGTATCACCTACACCTAATTGTCCATAACCGTTGTATCCACTAGCATATACTTCACCATTAGTTTTTCTAAACCAAGCATTACTATTTCCATTAGATGATTTTGTTGCAACTATTTCAGCTACATTAGTTTCAATTTGTGTAACAGCTTGAGTTGTTGATGTTGTACCATTACCAAGATGCCCAGTATAAGGATACCCCCAACCAAATAAAGTTCCGTTATCACTTAATGCAAACCAAGAATGTCTTGTTGGAATACATTTAATTATATTGTGACTATTTGAATAAAAAGTAGTTATCTCTGTTGGTACAGAATAGTTTGTGTTTGTATTAAAACCATTCTGATAATCTCCAGCATAACCCCAAAAGTAAACTCTAAATGTTACTGGTGTTTCTGTTAAAATATCCGTAGTTGAACCAACAGTACCACCACCAACTAATGCATCTCCGTATACTGCACCCAATCCAATATAAGAAGTGTATCTATCACCACTTCCAAATATTTTCCAAAATTTAAGAGCTGTCTGAGAAACAGCACCAAATCTATTTGAGTTTGTTGTAGACGAGTTTCCTAATTGACCGTGACCATTATAACCAACTCCGTGAAGTGTTCCGTCAGTACATAACACCATCAAAGAGCCATAAGATTGAGAACAAACAGTTTGTGCTATTTCGTATGCTTCTTTACCATTTAATGAATTGGCTGAGTCAGCAGTAGCATCATAAGGTGTGTATCTATCTGTTGATGTTCCGTCAGCAATTTGAGAATACCCATTGTAACCCCAGTTATATAAGTGTCCATTATTACCTATAATAGACATATTGTAGTAAGTAGATTTTATAACACCATCTCTGATAGTTCCGTCAGCTTCTAATTTAATTCCAGTAAAATTATTTGCATTATCAAATGCTGGACTTACTGGAACATATCTAGTTGTTGTAGTGCCATCTCCTAAAGTACCGTATGAGTTTGTACCCCAACCTCTCATACTACCATCTTCCATTACACAAAAATTTCTTCTGTAAGATTGAGCATTGAAGTTCCATAGAAACTTACCTTTAACACCACTTCTGTAATTTGTATCACCCCAAACTGGAAGTTGTGTAGTACCGTCTATTTTTAATACTTGGTTGGCATTACCAGTTGGAAGTCTTTGTAATTGTGTACCATCAAAATAGATTAAATCTCCTGAATTTTGACCTACCCCTAGACTACCTTGAGCAAGTAAATTCCAATTAGATGTTGTTGTTGTACTTGTAGCATAGCTTGGTGTATTAGCTGTTCCACCCATTCCTGAGTGATTACCACAATAGTAATAAAGCAAAGGAGCATTAGAAGCTACTACTATTGTTACGGTAGCTCCAGCAGAACCAGCAGTTCCACTAGATGTTACACCAGTTGTATATTCAGTACCTGAATTGTGAGTACCATTACTTGTTTCTGAAAATTTCAAAGGGTGGTTGGAAAGACTAGAATCCGATACATCAAATATATAAGTATTACCTTCGTATAGTTGTAATGTCGGTGTCTTTACACCATCAATGTAAAAATAGTTACTGCCATAATATTGTTGTACAGTTACTGTTAAATTACTTGTTGTTGGATTAGTTGTAGAACTGGTTGCAGTTGGTGCAGTTCCACTTGTATTGTCTGTTACACATACAAATGAATCACCATTATATTCCACAACATCTTGTGAATTATAAGTTGTACTGGCATCATAGCTTCCCTTCCAAGTGAAAGCGACTTTGCCAAGACTTACAGTAGTCATAGTTTGCTCCTTTTATTTATTGTTAAAATTGAACTCTTTTTGGAGTCCAACGGTGACCGTTAAAATCATTACTTGCATAATAATTGTTATAACCAAAAGCATATAAAGTATTACTTTCAGTTAATGCTAGAACTGTAAAATATCCAGTTCCACTTGATGAATAACCACCAACATCATAGTCAATGATTTTCTCAGGTATTTTTACTGGTGCTAGACCATTAGGTGTTGTTGCATTGTTATAGTTACTTCCATAACCAGCTCCGTCACTTCCGTAAGTTGTAGCACCCCAACAATACAAAATTCCATCACTCGTAAGTGCTGAAAGGTGACTACCGTAGTGTCCACCGTGATGTTGTATTTTGGTTACATTTGTAATTGGTTGATTATTGTAATCTCTGTATTGATTCCAAGCAGTAGTGTTAGCACCAGTAGGACTAATACTAAATCCACTATAACCTCTATGCCATATTGTACCGTCAGTTCTTCTTGAAATTGCTCTACCATAACCACCATTAATACCAATTATCTCTGCACAACCAGTTTCAAAAGGGTCGCTTGGCACAACGGTGTATCCATTTTGTCCTTGTGTACCCCAACCAACTTGATTTAATCCACTAGCAGTTAAGTTAGTAACATTACCGTTTTGATGTAAAATGAAAAGAGTATTATAGTATTGAGAACCACTTGCCCAATGACCGTCGTGTATGTTTGAAGTTATATCAATAACTGGAGAACCAACTGAGTTAAGCATAGTTACCTTTTGAAAAGTAGTTCCAGTAGGTTGTAAACCATAGTTACTGTGATTACCAGTTGTCCATAAAGTATCATCTTCTGTTTGTAAACAAGTCCAACCATAAGTAGATGGCATAGAAAACATTCTTTTTATTGTACCTAATTCTTCACCAATTCTTTTTACTGTGTATACAAAGTTAGTAGTACCATCTCCTAATTGACCATAGTTGTTTTGACCCCAACCATATACTTTGCCACTTTGAGTAAGCATTAATATATGACCATATCCATACCAACCATAGCCACAATGTACATCTACAATTTTTTCATTTTGTAATTCAGGTAATACATCATACATTCTCTTTGGTGTTTGTTGATTAGATGTACCACTTGTATTTGTATCTGTTCCATCATAAGCACCCCAACTCCAAGAATGACCGTTTGTATCTATTGCAATTTTTAATGTTGCATTTCCATATAATTTATCAATCACAACTCCTTTAGGAAAAGGAAGCATAGCTGGTCTAAAAGTATTACTGTTTTGTCCATAAACTCCAGTTCCGTGTCTACCATCATTGTTTCTTCTACCCCATTGTCTAACTGTACCGTCTGACATAATAACCATAGGAGTATCATAAAAAGCTCCTAAGTAGTTTCCTCTATGTGGACTATTGTTTCCTGAACTCATTAATCTTTTTACATAAGTTCCATTTCTTTCATCTGTGTGTCTAAACTCAATTCCTGAATTTAATTTAGAATGTAGTAACTGAGAATTTGTACCACCAACAGAAGCTCCACCAGTAAGTAAATGACCTTTACTTGTAACATCTTGTTGACCTAAAGCAAAAGCAACTAAGTTTCCTGAAGCATCAATTCTATATGTTCCTGAGTTATAATAAACAACATCATTCTCTATATATGTTCCAGTAGGGGAATATTGCCCTTTCCATCTATAACCTAGTTTATCTATATTTATTTGCATATTTATTCCTTATGGTAAATCTATTTGTAAAGTGTTGTTAACTATTTGAAATGATACATTTTCAGCTATAAGTTGGTAGTCATAATCTGAAACATTATAATTACCAGTTGTGCTTGTTGTTTGGTTTAATTGACCATTAGTTAGTTTTAATCCATAGAATTTAGGTGAAGCAACAGAGCTTACAAGCTCGTAAGAAGTTTCTCCTGAATTAACTTGTAAGAATTTTCCAGCATTACCTGATAATGTTTGAGGTAATGAAGCACTAGCTAGTAATGTCTGTGTTGATGTAAATAAAGTATTTGTATCATTCTTTAATTGTAGTGTGTCAGCTTTTAATTGTGTGACATCACCCTTCAAAGCTAGTGTATCAGCTTCAGCTTGTTCAGCATCAGTTTTTGCTTGAACTGCATCATTCTTTGCATTAGTTGCATCTGTAACAGCACTATTTACTGTTGATACAGCATTGTTTGCAGTTGTGACAGCTGAAGCTGTAAGTGAGTTTACAGTTCTAACATTTACTGCATCAGTATCAGCTGAACCGTCAGCTACATTTTTTATTACTTTATTTAAAGCATCAAACTTATCATCTGTATCAACCCCCATTTTATTAGCGACACCATCAGTAATCTCTTGTACTACAAAGAAGTTTTGGTTAGCAGATTTATCTAAGTCTGATTCTGTTAATACTGAGCCATCTTGGAAGTCTACAAGTCTTGCATCAATAGGTGTTGTTCTCTTAAATAAGATAGTTACACCAGTAGCTGGTGGTGTTGTAAATGTTACTGTACTTTGATTGACAGTAAATCCTGAAGTCTGAGCAACACCATCAAGAAACACACCTAAATGTGAAAGGTCTAAGTAATCAAAAGTCAATGTAAATTGACTAGTATTACTGTCACCAGTAAAGGTTTGTTGTGCTAATAGTGTCATTTATTACTCCTAATTAAAAATTTTCTAGCTCATCAAATGGAGATTTTTCTCCTTCTCTTTTACTAAAGTTTATTGATGCTGTCCTTTTTTCTTCTAACCATCTGTCAAAAGGTAATTTTGTGCTTTCATCAAAGTATTGATTTATTTTGTTATTCTCGTCATTCTCCATATTATTAATAACTGTCATAACAAAAGCTCTTCTAATTTTATTTAATTTATCTATTTTTGTTTCAGCAAAATCTTTTAAACCAGCTTCTCTTAAAACACTTGATTTTAGTGGGTCAGGTGTATTTTTGTATTCTTTAGTTTTTATAAATTCATTTAATGTTTGGACTAAAGTTTTACCGTCTATTTTTACTGTTCTGACTTGTTCAGCAAATTCCATAAATGCACTTCTACCATCTGCATTTGTAAATTGTTTTAAATCAAGTGGTGTACCATTAAATGTAATCTTTGATTTAGGTGCTGAAAATGTTTTGTCTAATCTTAACAATTCTTTAAATAAAGGATTGTAATTATTATATTGTTTTCTTGTTGTTGGGTTTATAGTCCTTTGTAAGAATCTATCTAAATCAGGGTCATAATCTCGTGCTTCTCCATATAAAATATCAATATAAGGTTCTGCACTATTTGCTATACCTAATCTTTGTTTTACACCGTCAAGGATATTTCTAACATCTCTCATATAAGGGTCGTTCTGTGCTTTAACAACTAGATTAGGAATGTAACTTGCTAAATGATTACCTACGAATTTTTTTAATTTTTCTTCGTCATCACTTAAAAGTGCTTCTAAATGAGAATGAATATTTTTAGCGAAAGTTTGATTTGCTATTGTATTTCTAAATGATTTAAGCACAGCTCTGCTAGTTTTAAAATTCTCTTTAACATCTTCAGTAGACATATAAACTAAGTGTGATGCCATTAAAGCTGTTATAGCTTCATCTTCTTTGTCAGTTAAATAATCTTTGAATCTATTATATTCAGCAACTGCATTAAATATTGTTCCAAATGGTGCAAGAAGTTTAACTTGGTTTTGTACATCTGTATCTCCTTTAATAGAGTAATCTGTAAAATTTAATTTAGATTTTTTAAATCTTAATAAATACGATTCTGAAAAAGGGTCAATGTATCTTTCGTCAGCATAACCACCTGAGTTTGATAACTTATTATGTTCATAATACATATTAGCTAATTGTAAAAGAACCATTCCAGTAAAGAGTTGTCCTCTTGATTTAGCAATCATTTCAGGGTTTTTAGTAAGACCAAATAAATGATGTGACCTATATATAGGTAACATTCTATCTGTTGTTGCTTTTGTAAGATTCCAAGTAACTTTTATAAACGGAAAGAATTGTTTTAATACTGGATAGCCATTAACTAAGTCATTGATTTTACTAACAAAACCAACAAGCTCATTCTTAAATGTCATCTCTTTTGCATAAGTAAGAGCTTCTTCATTAGTTCCTATTAAACCAGTTTCGTCATAACTATCTTTTTTATATTGCTCTACTGCATCATTGTATGCTTTTGTTCCTACTTGCCCACCAGTTTTTTCTTTTGCATATCTATCAGCTAAAACTTCTAATTTAGCTCTATAATTTATTTGCATAAAAAATTCATCAGTAGCATTTAATGCTCGTGAAGGTAAACGAACCCCTTCACCAACAATATTTACACCTTTACCAACTAAAGTATCTCCTTTAGTTCGTATTGCTTTTTGTGCAACACTATCTACTTTTACTTCTGAAGCTGAAGTTAATACTGGGTTTTCTTGTTTAAAAGCAACTAGCGAATATTTATAAGCATCTTCAATAGAACCTTTTATAGCTTTATATATACCAAATGCTTCTTTCATATCTCGGTCAAATTCTTTATACATTTGTAAATTGCCCTCGCCACCAAATATTGCTTTTCTCAAAGCAAATTCACCTTTACTAAACATAGCTCCTAAACCTTGTTCAAGAGGTGCAACAGCTGTAAGACCAGTATTACCAGTTAAGTTTGCAAATAATGTTTTGGGTGAGGATAGTATGGCATTAATCCACACTTCATTTAAAATGTTCCAAGTTCTGTTTTGAAATGCCCATTTAAATATGCTAGTTAATACATTATGGTCATCAGTTTGTGCTAGTTGTTTTGCTAAATTTTCAAAACCCTCTTTACCACCTTTCCATTTAGAAAAGTTATTGATTTCGTAATTAAGGTTTTTTACAAGTCCTTCAACATCATAATTACCATCTTTGGTAAGACCAAATATTCTTAGTTGTCTACCAATACCTTCAGCAATTTGCCCTCTTGCTTCAGCAATAGTTCTAAACAATGCAATATAAGTTTCTAATTCTTTCGCTGTTGCTTCCCCTCTTATGAATTGTCTTGACAATGCTGGTAGTGCTTTTGCAAGAGTAGAAAAATATGCTTCACCAGCAAAAACTAAAGATGGTGTATCTTTTTGTTGTTTAGCATAATTCTTATATTCTCTAATAAATCTTTCTATTCCTTCAGGATTATTGGGGTATCTCCTTAATGCTATCCTTTGTAGTTCTTCATCAGTTAAAACTTTTTTTACTTTTGTTTTATAAATATTGTTATATATGTCTACAAGAGCTTTAGCACCTTCAACATCTAAGCCATCATCTTTTAAAAAAGGTTTTATATTTATATATTTAGAGTTAAGTGTAAGAGCTTCTTCAAAACTTATTTTCTTTTGTTTATATAATTCAAAGTTTTCCCTCATTTCTTGAGGGATTTCTTTAAGACCTTTTGCAAAATTAACTTTGTCATAAGCTGACATATTAGATTGATTTACTGCTTGTTGTGCAAAATTTCTTTTATCTCTCAATTTAGGTACAATGTTCTTTCTCCAGTAATCTCTGTAACCTATTTTACTAGATACTTCTCTATCATTACCTATCATAGACTTCCATTCTTCACTTCTACGAATGTTTTCGTCTATATCAAAACCTTTATAACCTTCATCAACCATAGTCCATTTATGGTGATAAATTTGTTCGTTTGCTTTTTGTCCAGTAAATAAAGTTGTTCCGTCACTTCTTACTAATATTGTATCGCCAACAGTAGGTTCAAAGTTTGTGTCAAAGTCAGGTGACTTAGTAAAAGCAACAGTACCATTCTTTGAATCATAACGAACAACTGCATAATCAAAATCTTTTGGTAAAGACTTCTTAGCTTTATTTAATGTTTCTTTTGGTACAACCTTTGATTCAGAAGATTTATGAACATAAGTCTGTCCACCTATTGTTTTACCTACACCAAATTTTGCATCTCTTTTTAGTGAAGGGTCTATATTTTTTAGTTTACCAATAGGAGATTTAACAACTTCTATATATCCACCTTTAACTATTCTTGCAGAGTTTTTACCAAATACTTCTTCTATTTCTCCAATATATTCATTATTAGCTTTACCTAATTGAAAACCTTGTTTTGTTGCACCTTGTTTTGGTGCTTTGTAATTATCAATGTAAACAACACCATCATCTTTTATAGCAAATTTAGCTTGTTCTAATATTCTTCTTCTAACTGTTTTTTCAGGAACAACATTTAAAACATTGGCTATGACAACATTATCTACACCACCGTCTTTATCTTTTAAATCTTTTATCTTTTGTATTGTTTGTGCATTTTCTTCAGGTGATAATCTATAAGGGTCATACTTAATGTTTGTAACTTTTTTACCGTTGAGAAACTCATCAGTAACCCTACCCTTCCCACTACCAATCTCTAAACTAACAGTATTTTCTTTCCAACCACCGTTTTTATCAATGTTCTCATATATAGCTGGTTTTCTGTTACTTTTAAAATTTACATCAGTTTCAGCTGAACTAATACTTTGTTCTTTTTCTACTGTGTTGTAGTTATACAATTCATCAATTTCATCAACATTAGTTTCTTTTGATGAAGCTATATTTTGTTCTTGTTTGGCTAAAGAATCTAATTCAGATATTTTTTCTAAATCTTGTTCTTTTTGTGCATAATCTTTTTTTAGTTTTGAATGTTTGTAATATCTAGCTAAAGAAAAAATACCTTCTAATGTGCCACCAATACCAGCACCTTCTAATGTATTTTTCAATCTAGCTTCATACCATTTGTCATCAGGGTCACTTTTTAAATAACCTAAATAATCGTCTACAACATTGGGATAATATTCGTGCAAAATATCTGTTAATCTTCCTACATCATCATCAAAGGCAATAAAGTCAGCTCCAGCACCAGTAGCAATAGATTTAGCAAACTTCCCACTTAATGATGGTGTTTTAGCAATTTTAACAAATTTATCTATTCCTTTAAATCCTATCATAAACTGCATCATACCTTCACCAAAAGGTGCATATCTATTAGTATAATGACTTGGATTTAAACCTATTGTTGTAAGAAATTCATTGTCAGGTGCTTTAATATTGAAAGAATCTTCAACACCAATACTACCAGTTATAGGAAATAATATACCTTTTGTTTCAACTTTGTCTTTTTCGGCAACAGCTTTGTCGTATGGTACATATTCAATAAGACCGTTCTGTGCATCTTTACCATATCTGAATCCACCTAGATTTGTCTTTTCTCCTAAAGTGTCACCTATATCTTCTGTTAAACTAGAAACACTATTAAGAAATTTTCTTGAAGCATTGTATGGAGCTTTTAAAAATAAATCGTTAGCTGTTGCTGGTGTTTGTAAAACTCCAGTTACTATATCATCAAACCAATCAGGTCTATTATCTACTTCTTCAGTATTATCAACTTTTTCTGAAATATTTTGATTTGGTTCATTGTTGTCTACTTGTTCAGTATTTTCTACTGGATTGTCATTTTCATCAACTACAACAGCTTTACCGTTTATTATTTTTACTGGCATACTATCTCCTATTTAAACCTATTATCATTAAACAATTCAAAATCTAATGCTTGTAAATTTTTAATTAAGTCAGGGTGAGCTACCTGAAAATTTCTTGTATCATTTTTATATCTTTCAAATTCGTTAGGTTTTACCCATCTTAATACTACTTCTTTACCGAAAATTTGGAATATTAATTTATAAGAACTTTCAGTAGTAAAATCAAAATTACTATCAGTTTTACTTAATGTTTTTTTAGCTTCAGACACAAAATCTCCATAACCTAAACCATAAGGTATATAACCATTTTCCATAGCTTGGTTTGTATTTTCAGAAAATCTAGGTATTAATTCTGTGTTTGAGTTAAAATCCCAACTATCTTCTTCTTCTTTTTTCTCTTCAACTATTGGTCTGTCAAGAGAAGTTTTGTCACTAATAAGATTTTTAAGTTGTCCAGTTTTAATATTATCTCTTATTAGGTTAAAGTCAGGACTTTTAGAATAATTGTCTACTAATTTTCCAAGAAACTCATTGAACTCTTTTATATAATCTTTTCGTGTTTTAGTGCCTTGAGGATTTTGCATAGTCCACTTATATACATCTGATTCAAATTGAATAGAAAGCATTTCTAATTGATTTCTTTCTTCATTCTCTCCCTTAAAATTAAATGATTGAGCTTTAGCTTTAAAGTTTTTAAAAGTTTCTGACAACGATTTATAACCAGTTTCTTGTGTCGTAAATAAAAAGTTTTTGTCAGGGTCAATTATATTTTGTTTTAATTTGTTATATAAATTAAGTGTATCATAGTCATAACTATTACCATTTTTTGCATAATGTTCATCTAACTTCTCCAATCTATCTCCAGTTTCTGAACCATTTATATTTAATAGTTCGTCTTGATAATTACTTTTCATTGTACCTTCAAAAACAGTTTTTAATTGAGATGCTAGTTTTAAACCGTATTTAGCTCCTTTTTCTTGACCAGTTATATATTTATTTAAATATGCAATTTTTGCTGGAACACCGTCTATTTTTTGTAACTCTGCAAATAATTTATTATTCTCTATTGTTTCTTCGTGACTCATTGAAGTTAAATCAACATTTACTTGTTTATTATTTTTATCAACTAATTTTAATCTTTGCTCATTTATAAATGCTTTTCCTCTTTCTGTATCAGCATAATTACCAGTACCTAAAAGAACTTTGGGCATAACTTGTGTTATTATTTCCATTTTTTTATCATTACTTATTCCATCACTATCTATAAGAGCTTCAATACCTTTTTCTATATATTCAATAGGAACTTTTGAACTTCCAGTTATATCAAATAATCTTTTGATTTCATTTGTATATGCAGTTGCAATAGCATCAAAACCATTTTTCTTACCGTAATGTTCTTTAATAACAGTTGTAAAATGTTCTGTCATATTGTTTTGAAACATAACATCAGCATTAGTTAAAATACTTTGATTATGTGTTGCTGATAAACTATTCCTATAACCATCAGTTTTTTTGAAAAAGTTTTCATTCATTACAACTGGGTCAAAAGCATTTAAATTATTTTCAATAACAAACTTTTTTAAAGTTTCACCATAGAAATCATTAAATACATTTGGTTCATTTAAAGCTCTATCTGCAATATTATTTTTTGCATACTCTGTATTTAGATATGTTTGAAATTGACCAGCTTTATTTTGTAAATAAAGGTTTTTCATTTCTGTTACATAGTACGGATTAGCATTGTTGCTTATGTTATTTTTCTTAGCATACTCAGCAAAAGTTTTTATACCTTCGTCATATTCTATTTTAGCTGTATCTGCTTTTGCCTTTGCTTCACCTTCTTGTTGTAGTTCAATCTCATCAGCAACAGCCATCTTTGTTAATGCACCTTTTGCAAAATTATCTAATGTCTTAGCTAAGTCACCGTATGTATCACTAACTGGCAAAGCTTCAGGTTTGTAAAACCAATTTAAATCTTGAGATACTACCTGAGGTAATTCAGGAGTTATATCTAATGTGGGTAATCTAGTTTTTGCCATTATTCACCACTACTTCCTTGCTGTTTTGCTTGTTTGTATCCTTTAACATTTATCTCTTTTTGTGCTTCAAGAGCAAAATAAGTTGATGCTACATTGACAGCACCATTAACTAATAGACCTACTGGGTCAGGTGGAGTCAAATATGTAGCTTGTGACTCATAACCAAGTTGAATATTTTTCATATTTAAATCATATTGGTCATAATTCATTTTTAAGTTTCTTGACAAAGAAGCCATATAGTTTCCTTCTTTTCTATAATAATCATTATATACTGCCATAGCACTTCCTCTTAATGCTATGTTTCTTTCACCAAATACATTTCTAGCTTCAGCTCTAGCTTTTTTTGCTTTCAATGTTTGTTGATAACCTTTTTCTAAACTTTGGTCTGTAACTTGTTTTATTCTTAATTGTTCACTTGCATATCGTGCAACAGCATTTTTTCGTGCTAAATCGTTTTGTCTTTGCTGTTGTTTATAGATAGATTTCTGTTGCTGGTATCCTTGATAGAACTGAAGTCCAGCACTAACAACAGACATAGCTACCATAGCTTGGGTAGCTGATATACTCGTTATTGGTTCACACATAATTTAGCAATCTCATAAAAAGGTTGATTTAATACTCCATAATTTAATTTTCTTATAAATTTAAATCCACAAAATTTTAACCATTTTATATGCAAATCGTTTCTTGCATCAACATAGTTCCAAAGTAGTGGATATTTTTTGTTAAATGTATCAACAACTCCTCTACATTCTCTTAGAAAAGGTATTGATATTTTTTCTATTTCAGGTGTAGCTAAGAACCAAATAGCTCCAACTTTGTTTACACCGAAAATAGCAATAGGTATGTCTTGTACATTACATATAGTAAAACATAAGTCAGATTCAGATATTCCATAAGATATTGCCACAATCGGCAAAGTACCTGATGCACTAAGTATTTCTCTTTTGTCCTCGTATCTAAGATTTTTTGCAAGTATCTTAGAATCAGATAATTTGGATAACCTAAAATACCCATAATCTTCTACTCTCTTAGATGTCTTGCGATTGAGTGACATAATATCCTTCCCAATTTGCATTAATAAAGTTGGAAGGTAAATGAGAATTATTTTTTAATACTATTGACAAATTGTCATTTCTTGATTGTACAGCAAATTTAAAATCACCATCTTCTAAATTAACCTGACCTAATAAACCAGCACCAGTTATAGTACCAGTAAATATAGATTTAGATGTATCTCTAGTTTTAGGTGTTACTTCTGTTGTAAAGAAACCAGTATTATTGAATGATACACTCCAGTTTCTAATTTGTAATCTACCTTCCTTAACAGAAATTCTAGCTCCATTACTATCAGCTAATTGCACAAATTGTTGTGAAAACTTAAAACTAAATTCGTATTGTTCTCCTACAAAGAATTTAAAATTACTTAAATCTCCTGACACAGTTATTGTTGTACCAGTTTGTGTATTAGTTAATATTTCTCTACCAGCTTTATTTGTACCACCTACTCTACCTACAACTTTCATAGGATTAGTAATAGTGTAAGGAAGAGTTATTGTTGTTGTGTTTGTTGGTGCAGAATATACAACTGAAGTACATTCAGTTTCTGTTAATTTTCTATCTAAATGTGTAAGATATGTAGCACCAGTATCAACAAGAGCTGGTGAAACATCTACTTCTTCTAAATAAACACCGTCACTTCTCTCATTTACAATAATTAATTTATTTTCAATAAAATCTATATTTAAAATTTTATCTGATGATGATGTACCGTACTCCCATTTATGCCAAGCACTTTGCAATCTTTTTACACCTGATACATAGTATTGATAGATGTAGATACAATTTTCATTATCAGAACTTAATACAGCTAATATGTTTTCATTTGTAGCTGAAGTAATTTTAAAAACATTTTTAGGAATATATACTGGAATATTTGCTGTAATATCGTCAGCTCTTTTTGTATCGGTATCTGAAGCAATATAAAATTCTCTCATACCAGTATAATCACCTTTTGGAAATGTAAAGAATACATTACTACCAGCACCTTTAGGTTTTGTTTTTCTGTCTGCTTCAAATTCTGTTGCAACATTTATAGCAACATTAGATGCTGTTAGTGTTGCTTCACCACTCATTATAAATTGTGTTTGGTCACTAAATAAAAGTAACTCTTCATCAAAAGAAATGGCGTGTCTTAAAATAGAAACTTTTGTGTGTGTACTAGCAATATCAATAGGGTCAGTATCTAATAATTGAGTTACAGTTTCAGGAAAGAAATCAAAAAACTCCCCAGCTCGTGACATAATAACATTTTCATCAGACAAGAAACCAAGTCTATTTCTATGAAAGAATAAATCATTTAATTTTCTACCAACAAAACTAGGAGTTAAAGCTGATTCTTCATCTCCAGCAACTCTTTGTCCGTATTTAGGTGTTGTGAAATCAGTACCGTTTACTTGATATGTTGTACCATCAAGTTGTGTAAATCTAAAATTACCATCAGCTGTTCTTATAAGTGCGTGTGGTAGTGTTGTTGAATCTAGTTCAACTTTTATATCAGGTGCAACAGTTTCTTTCCAAACACCATCACCGTCTTGAAACTCTTCAAATATAACATAGTAATTATCAAAAGTATTACCAGCATCACCAGTAACTTCAACAACCATATTATTAATAGCTGGTGAAGGTAAATCAGCAAAGTTTTGTACTTTGTCTTTTACTACTTGAGAAGCATCATTTCCGTAACCATCAGACGAACTTACATTTAAAGTTCCAGTTGATTTTGTAATACCTATACTACCAACACCTATTTCTGTTACTGTAACATCTGTTGGTAAATTAGCTTGTATTGCTGTAAATAAAGAATCTCTTATAGTTTTACCATTACTAGAACCACTAGCTGTAAATTCTGTATTATCAATAGTTAAAGAATAACTAGCTGAAGATACTCCTTGTGTAACTGTATATACAGCTTGTTCTACTTTGGCTGGAGAAGTTGTGCTTGAAAAAGCTGGAGAAATATTTTTGTTTAATATGAATGTAAAATCAGCAACAGTTGTCGCTACATAATCTTGTCTAGGATTTACTGCATTTAAATAATTTAAAGCATTGGTTTGTGATACTACTGTTTTTTCTGTTCCGTCAAGTTCAAAAACTTTTATATCACCAGCTGAAATAGAAATAATATATCTTTCTGTTACATCTCTATTGATAGTGTGTACAAAAGAATTAGCAAAACTTGATGTAGATATTTTTGCAATATGTTTGCTTGGTGGTCTTTTTTTCAACCCTTCTACAACTGAACTAAATCCATTTATTTGTTCGTCTGCTTGAGAAGGTAATCTTAATATTTCAGGTTGTTGTGATACCCCTTGTACTAAATTAGGTATTGTTCTTGATACTAAAGGCATTAGTAACCTCTGTATCTGTTAACTATATAATTCTGTTCAGGTGTGTCAAATATAGAATAATCACCAGTTGCAGATTCTGCTTGTAATAATATTGAGTATGCTTTCTTTTCATCTTCAGTTGTAAACTTATGTAAAGCATTAGCTCCTAATGTTCTATCGTGAAATATTCTTGCACTTCTAATTGTAATATATTTTTTTGCTTGTTCAGGAATATCAGCAAAATTTAATAAATAAACAACAACTACATCTTCAAAGTTTTTTTCAAAGACATCTGAGTTAGTTGCTAAGTTATATAATAAATCATTTCTTTGAACAACATCATAATCTTGTTTAGGATACTTTCTAGGATTAAGTTCTACTCGGACAACATTTGTAGCTAACGGTATTTTGTTTGCTGTGTTTCTAGCTAACTGAACTTTGTAATGTGTATTAAAATGCCAACCTTCAGATTGTACATCTCTTGATACTTCATTCAAAACATTTTTTGCTACTGTTCCATCAACTGGTAATGTACCTATAAGTGTATTTAAAGGAGCTTCACCAATGGTAGAAAGAATTGTATTTACAGCTTCTAATTCTGTTGTTCTATGTGTAATTGTCATAATAAAAATAGGGGAGCTTTTACACCCCCCTATCCTCTAGTCTATGCAGTTTTAATTGATACAGCACATTCAGGTCTTAGGATACCAGCTCCCATTACCATTCTCGCTGTCATTAATGTGCCGAGTCGTCTTGGGTCGTAAGTTACCTCAGTTACCAAGTTCTTAGCCATTAATGCACCAATAGCACTTTTGTGAAACATTACTGCTGTGTGATTTGAGAAATCACCAGTATAAGTATTGTTCTGACCAGTAGTTGAATCACCACTTTGGTCAGCAAAAGCATCTACTGCTGTATTTGATTTTATTACTGGAACTCCACCAATAGCAACGACAGAACCTCTACCGAAGTCACCGTTGTTATCAGAGAAATCTCTGCTTACTAATTTATCTACATTAGCAAGTTTGTAATAAATATCAGGGTTAACAACAATCACTCTGTCATTAGATGGAACATCATTTTCATCTAGTCTTTGAATACCTTCAAAGATAGAAGAAATCATTGAGTCCATATTTGTGTTAGAGTCAGCATCAGTAATTTCTAAACCACCAGCTGTATCACCACTAATATTTGCACTTGCTTGTGAAGCAAGAATCATTAGTGACAATAGATGTTTGTCTACTCTGTTTGATAA